AGTTGTAGAAGAAACTACTGTTATGGCTAATTCGTATGAAGAAGCAGAAGATATATTTTGTTCTGGAGGTGGCGATACAGATGAAGTTGATTGTAATGGTGGCGATTGGGAATGTATATTAAATGCTGATAATTTTGAGGAAGATAATGACTAGATTTGAAAGTAGAAAAAGAAAGATAGATTGGGATAGTATAACTAAGTGGGAGGAAGATAATAAATCTCTTGTCATTTGGGCATTGACTATTGATTGTATTCGTGATAGAATGAAAGAAACTGACCAAGACTTTGTAGTGCATGACAATTTAATATATGAATTTTGTTATCATACTAGACGAGGTTGGGATATGGAAGAATTTAAAAACGCATTTAAAGATTTTGTAATTTTTAAATTAAAAGATTATGTTGAAGAAAATGCTTTACAATAAGTTAATTATATGTTATAATTGTTTTAACCTTTGGAGGTTGTATATATGGAAGAAGAATTAGATAAGTTAGTTGATGATTGGTATGATAGCCAAGATTTAATTGGCACGGATGAAAATGAATTTATAAAGATAAAAAATTATGGAGATAAAAATGATGGGCGAAATATTAAGATGGGAATGGAACGATAGTAAAACAGACTATGAAAACTTTAGATATTGGTTGCACTTAACTAACCAAGAAAGAAGAAACTTTAACGAACCTGAAATAAATTCAACAGAGGGATTGAAATTATTTGAAAATATGTTAGGAATAAAAATGGATTTTAAGGAGACTTTTAATGAGTAATATAATTAATGATTTAATAATGGAACAAGCTAATGAGTTTGTTGAAAACGAATGGTGTATAATATCAAGACAAGATTTGCAAGATGATTGTAAAGATTATGTATTTAATTATTGTATTGAACATGAGGGTGTTGTGACAGATACAGTTATGTTTAGAGGAATGATAGAGTATTTATCAAGTCAGTCTTCTGATACAATATCATCTAAAGATATAGACGAGATGGCAAAGGAGAGTATATGTTAAAAGACTTAACAACAGAGACAAAAGAAGATGTTGGTTATAAAGGTATAACATATTACCCACACCCTGAAGCACCTTGGGAAGTGACTTGGCATTTAACACCTCAACAGGCAAAGCAGTTTGATAAAGAGATAGACTGTTTAAACGAGGTTAATGAGCCTGTATTTTTTAACAAGCAACAAACACAAGGAGGTAATTTTATATATACATTTGATGATGTAGCCTACGATTATGTTGAGCCTATCATAACAGATGTGTTTAATAATTACTAAAATTAGGGGGTATCTTACCCTTGATACCCCTAAAACTTTTCGTTAGAAGCGAAATTAGAGGGTCGAATTTTAAAGTTTGCAAGGTGTCCTAGAATACAGCAAGGACTTAAAGGATGATAGCTGTTTGATGAGGAACTGAAGTTTGTAACTTACAATAGAGGATATATACTCTGTAAGTTAGGCTAGGAGAAGTCATATAAACAACACCTTGCTTTTAGTTTAGGTAGGAGTGAGCCTTTGTAAAATCCTTTCTGTATGAGATTGAAGACATTAAGTTGTTAGTAGATTGGAATGTATTAAGGTTAAGGATAAAACGCAAATGAGAACTAAACCACCATGCGACTACCTAAAAGCCTAGAAGTCTGAGCTATTTTATATAGAGTGACGAAGGAAGGATAGTGTTGACAGGCACGATAAAAACCGATAGTTATGTTGCTGTTGGAGGAGTTGGTAGTTATCTTCGGAACTAAAAAACTGCCTAGTCCGATTTTTCTCATTTAGCGAGGGGTTTGAACAGACGATAAACAACAAAGCCAATATGTGCAGACTGAGTTTGCTAGAGTTCAAAGCAGTCTTAAAACTAAATAAACTAGCACTGAACATAAAGAGGTGTAGCATATTACCCTCATAAATCACCTTTTCGTATGCTACTCAGTTCTGAATGTTTTGCCTGTGACATACCTCAAAACAGGTATTGACTTTTCAATCTGAAAATGTTATAATGGTCAACAATTTAATCTATAGGAGGATTATATTATGGCAGTAGAATATGCTAATGGAAGTTCGTTGTGGGCAAGTGTGTCTACACCGAATAAGTTCGGTCAGTATTTAATATACTTGACAACAAATGAAGATGAAGCTGGTCGTTTAGAAAGCATTGGTTTATCAAGAGTTAAAGATAAATCAGGTGTTGAAAAATACGAAGAACCTACTTTTAAGTTTGCTAAAAGAGTTGCAAACAGAGATGGTGCTACTAATCCTGCACCAAAGTTAATTGATACTGATGGTAATACATTAGATACTTTGGTAGGTAATGGTAGTGATGTGACAGTAAAGTTTAAACCTTACTCAAATGACTTTGGAACTTTTGCTGAGTTAGTTGCAGTAAAAGTTAATAACTTAATTGAGTTTGGCGAAGCTGACCCTGATAACGAGGAGTTTTAATTATGATTATTAGTTTTGATGGTAAGTCTTACAATACAGAAAATGTTTCTGATGAAAAGGTAAGACAACAAATACAGGCTTATGTGAGTCAGATGGCATTTAACAATCAAATGCAAATTAGTTTACAAAAGTCTAACGATAAACTACAAGAAGAATTAAGACCTTTATTACCTGATGATGCATTAGTAGAAGCTGATGCTCAATCAGATAACGATAATAATAGTAATTAACCCACTATGGAGGGTGGCATGAATAATGGATTTGACAAGGTGCATCAACCTTGCCCACTATGTAATTCTAGCGATGCAGTTGGTATTAATACTGATGGTTCAGCTAAGTGTTTTAGTTGTGGCGAGTTTATGCCTGATTATAATAAATTATTTAATGGGGAAAGTGTAATGGAAACTACTACAAAAAAATCTTCTTACGATAATCCTGTTGGTCAAGGAACATTTGCAGACTTGACCGATAGGAGAATTAGTAAGGCAACAGCACAGAAGTATGGTGTGACTGCACTACATGATAAGGCAGGAGATGTTATTCAACATTTCTATCCTTACTATAATGGACACGAACTAAGTGCTACTAAAACTAGATACTCAAAAGACAAAAGATTTTATCTTAGTGGCTCATTTGAAAACACAGGTTTGTTTGGACAGCAACTGTTTAAACAGGCTAAGTATATAACCATAACAGAAGGTGAGTGTGATGCTATGGCGACCTATGAATTACTAGGTAGTAAGTGGGCAGTAGTATCAATTAAAAGAGGTTCAGCAGGTGCAGAAAAAGATGTTAAAGAAAGCCTAGAATTTTTAGAGCAGTTTGAAAATATTATTATTGCCTTTGACAATGATAAAGCAGGTAAAGAAGCATCAGTAAAAGTTGCAAGACTGTTTAAACCTGCCAAGTGTAAAATAATGACAATGCCTAATGGGTGGAAAGACCCCAATGATATGCTTAAAAATAATAAGCATAAAGAGTTTGTTGAGGCATGGTGGTCAGCAAAAACATATACTCCTACAGGAGTTTTAAATGTATCTGAAACTAGAGATAAGTTTCATAACAGAGAAAGAAAAGAAAGTGTTCCTTATCCTTGGGAGGGAATAAATAAAAAGTTATATGGACTTAGACAAGGAGAGTTAGTGACTTTAACAGGTGGCACAGGACTAGGTAAGTCAAGTGTCACAAGAGAGTTAGAGCATCACTTGATAAAAAATACAAAAGACAATGTAGGTGTTATAGCTTTAGAGGAAGATTGGCGAAGAACAATAGATGGTATTATATCTATTGAAGCTAATGCTAGACTTTACATTGACCAGATAAGAGAACAATTTAGTACAGAAGATATAGATAAGTTTTTTGATATACTATATGATGGCGATAATAAAAATAGAGTATGGGTTCATGCCCACTTTGGCACAACAGATATAGATGAGATATTTTCTAAACTTAGATTTATGATTGTAGGTTGTGGTTGTAAATGGATAGTAATAGACCACTTACACATGTTAGTTAGTGCAACCTCTGAGGGCGATGAAAGACGAGCTATAGACAACATTATGACTAGATTAAGAAGTATGGTTGAAGAAACAGGTGCAGGTATAATATTAGTATCTCATCTAAGACGAGTTGATGGTAATAAAGGACATGAGAATGGCATACAAGTTAGCTTATCACATCTTAGAGGTTCTAATAGTATAGCACAGTTATCTGATTGTGTGATAGCTTTAGAAAGAAATCAACAGGCTACTGACCCTGAAGAGTCAAGAACAACAAAAGTTAGAATACTAAAATCAAGATACACAGGAGATGTAGGACTTGCTACTCATTTACTATATGATGGAGATACCGGCAGGTTAGCAGAAGTTGTAGATGATTTTGACGATTTAAAATCTGAACAAGGAGATGCATTTTGAGATTAATATTTGACAGACGACCTAAATGCTACTAAGATATGGTGTATTGTAGCACAAGATATAGACACTAATAAAATTTATAAGTTTCCTCCTGATAAACTAGAAGAGGGGTATAAGTTTTTACAAAGTGCTGAACAGTTGATAGGTCATAATGTTTTAGGGTTTGACATACCTATGGTTGAAAAGTTTGGTAATATTAAACTTACGGACAATGTGGTAGATACTTTAGTATTATCTAGGTTGTTTAACCCAACAAGAGAGGGAGGACATAGCCTAGATAATTGGGGTTATAGATTATCATATCGCAAGATAGAGTTTGAGGATTATCAAAATTACTCTACTGAGATGCTTACCTATTGTGTCAGAGATGTACAGTTAAATACTTTAGTATATAAAAGATTACAGATAGAATCTAGAGGATTTTCTAAAGAGAGTGTAGACTTAGAGCATCAAGTAGTAAAAATAATGAATCAACAAGAAACAAATGGATTTAAATTTGACAGTAAATCAGCTACCTTATTACTTGCACAGTTAAGAGAACGATTACAGAGTGTAGAAGATGAGGTTCATAAAACATTCAAGCCTAGATGGGTTGATGATAGAATAGTTAAACCTTACATTAAAAAAGATGGCTCACTATCAAAGAGGGGACTAACAGATGATGAGTATGATAAATGCCTAGCCAATACTGATTTTGAGCCATTTATGAGAAGAAAACTAGAGCCATTTAATTTAGGCTCAAGAAAACAAATAGGAGAGTATCTTATAGAGATGGGTTGGAAACCTGAAAGATTTACTCCCACCAATCAACCTATAGTTGATGAGAAAACTTTATCTCAGATAACTCATATCCATGAGGCAGGTTTAATAGCAGAGTTTTTATTACTACAAAAACGAATAGCACAAATTGATTCATGGATTGAAGCAGTTGAAGAGGATAACAGAGTGCATGGCTTTGTTATTCCTAATGGTACTATAACAGGTAGAATGACACACAGAAATCCTAACATGGCTCAAGTTCCTAGTCTAGCTTCTCCCTATGGGGAAGAGTGTAGAGCTTGTTGGATAGTAGACGAAGGGTATAAATTAGTAGGTATTGATGCTAGTGGTCTTGAAATAAGAATGTTAGCACATTACATGAATGACGAGGAGTTTATTAATGAAATTATCAACGGAGATGTACACAGCTCTAATCAAAAACTTGCAGGACTTAAATCAAGAAATCAGGCGAAAACATTCATCTATGCCCTCATGTACGGAGCAGGAGATGAAAAACTTGGCAAAGTGGTTGGAGGGAACAAAGCAGATGGTTCGAGAATTAGAAAACATTTCTTTGCTAATAAACCATCATTTAAATCACTTCGAGATAGAGTTCAAAGAGCAGCAACAAAGAAATATCTCAAGGCTTTAGATGGTAGAAAGATATATATACGAAATGCACATGCATCTTTAAATAGTTTACTACAAGGTGCAGGTGCGATTGTTATGAAACAAGCTTTAACATTAGCAGACAAGTGGGCAACATGTAATAATATAGATTATAAATTTGTTGCTAACATACACGATGAATGGCAGGTTGAAGTAAAAGAAGAGTACGCTGACTTCTTTGGAGATATGGCAGTTAAGTCAATCGTAGAGTCAGGAAAACATTTTAATTTACGATGTCCTCTGGATGGAGAGTACAAAGTAGGAGGTAATTGGAGTGAAACCCACTAAGAAAGATAGAAAAAAGTTTGACATAGATTTAGAGTATGGTCAAATTAGAGAAGATAAGATAGCAGATATATTTTCTAAAGCTAAAATAGAAGTTAAATCTGAAAGAGATATTTGGCAAAAGACAGGCAATATAGCTATTGAATATGAGTGTTGGAATAAACCATCAGGTATTATGGCAACTGAATCAGACTATTGGTTTCATAATCTTTGTATTGGTAAAGATGAATATTGCACATTAGTATTTAAAACTTCTACACTAAAGAAAATAGTTTCTAAGTTAGATTATTTTAGAAGTGTAGCAGGTGGCGACAATAATGCAAGTCGTATGTATCTTGTAAATCTGTTAAAGTTATTTTCAACTGATGTTGTAAAATCATATAAAGAAATAAAAGATGAGTAAAAAAACACTAGATACATTAGTAGAAGATATATATGAAAAACTTTCTGTCCTTGGCGAGGGTGGTTCATTAGACATTAAAGAGGAGAACATTGACAAGTTCGGAGAGTCAATGAAAGACATACTACGAAAGTGGTCAAATCCAGAGCCTCGTAGTAATGCAAATTTAAGAATGTCTAATATTGGTAGACCACTTAGACAACTTTGGTTTGATATAAAGTCGGATAAAGAACCAGAGAAAATACCACCCTCAGTTTTTATAAAGTTTTTATATGGACACTTATTAGAAGAGATTGTTTTATTTTTAGTAAAGCTATCTGGTCATAAAGTAGAGGGAGAACAGAAAGCTATCGAGGTTAGTGGTGTTAAAGGTCACATGGATTGCATCATAGATGGCGAAGTAGTTGATGTTAAAACTGCATCTGGTTATGGGTTTAGAAAATTTAAAGATGGAACATTAGCAGAAGAAGATACCTTTGGCTACATGGCACAACTTACCGGATATGAGTCAGCTGAAGGAACAAAGAAGGGTGCTTTCTTAGCTCTTAATAAAGAGAGTGGAGAGTTAGCTTTATTTCAACCTTCTAATTTTGACAAGCCAAATATTAAGAAGAAAATAAAAGATGTTAAAAGTGTTATAGCCCTTGACACACCCCCCGACCTATGTTATAATACTATACCTGAAGGTGTATCTGGTAATATGAAATTACCTAGAGAATGTACTTATTGCAGACATAAGTTTGAGTGTCATAAAGATGCAAATGATGGACAAGGTTTACGAGTGTTTAAGTATGCAAGAGGATTGACTTACTTTACCGACACACCTAATCCACCAAAAGTAGATGAGATAAAATATGAGAGGTAAAAAAGCTAAACAATTAAGAAGAAGAAGTAAAGAACTACTTATTGAGTGGTTAAAAACTATGGTTCCAGATGGAGAAGATGTTAATAAAATTACTATGAAAAATTTAAAAGAGTTTTTACCAGAACAAACACACATATATGCTAACAACAGATTTATATTAAGTGCCTATTCACTAAGATGGTTTTATAAACAAGTTAAGAAAAATCCTAGCATAACATTACAAGATATAGTAGGAGGTTTAAATGTATAAGTTTAATGAAAATGAGTTAATAGAAGAACTAAAAAATTATATTTATGATACTTATGGACAACACTATGCTACAGATAAATACCAAGCTACTGATGTTATCATCGACTCTGGACATGGAGAGGGATTTTGTATTGGTAATATTATGAAGTATGCTAAACGATATGGTAATAAAGATGGCAAGAATAGAAAAGACCTAATGAAGATATTACACTATGCTATAATTATGTTGTATGTGCATGATGAAGAAGAAAGATTTTTAAAAGGAGATGATGATAATAATTATTTAAATTAATAATATGGATAAAGTTGGAAGAAAAGAATACTTAGGTATTACAATAGATTATAATAGAGAGTCTAAGCTAGATAAATTTAGTTTAGATACATTAAGAGATAGATATTTCTGGAAGGAGGAAACACATGCTCAAGAAGCTTTGGCAAGGGCTGCAGTATTTGCAGCAACATATAAAAATAACACCGATTTTGAATTGGCTCAACGACTGTATGACTATAGTTCCCTACATTGGTTCATGTTTAGCACTCCTATCCTTAGTAATGGAGGAACGAGTCGTGGTTTACCTATCAGCTGTTTTCTTAATTATGTACCTGACAGTAGGGTTGGTTTGTCTGCTCATTATGACGAGAATATATGGTTGGCAAGTGCAGGTGGAGGCATCGGTGGATATTGGGGGGATTTGCGTAGCAATGGGGTATCTACTTCTAATGGCAGTAAGTCTACTGGTTGCATACCATTCATGCATGTAGTTGATTCACAAATGTTAGCCTTTAACCAAGGTGTTACAAGAAGAGGTTCTTATGCTGCATATTTAGATATATCTCACCCAGAGATAGAAGAGTTTTTAAATATGAGAAAAGAATCAGGTGGAGACATAAATAGAAAATGTTTAAATTTACATAATGGTGTAAACATCACTAACGATTTTTTGAAAGCTATAAAAAATGATGAAGATTGGAGATTGATTGACCCTAAAACAAATAAACCTGTTAAGACTATTAATGCTCGTTCTTTATGGTGGCAACTTATAAATGCAAGAGCAGAAACAGGAGAACCATATTTAATAAACATAGATACTTGTAATGAACATTTGCCAAAAAGTCAAAAAGATTTAGGCTTAGAAATAAAACAAAGTAATTTATGTTCTGAAATAACACTGGCTACTAATGAAGAACGAACAGCAGTTTGTTGTTTGTCTAGTGTAAATTTAGAAAAGTTTGATGAGTGGAAAGATAATAAACTTTTTATATCAGACTTAATAACTATGTTGGATAATGTCATTCAACATTTTATAGAAAACATTGTAGACATAGAAGAACTAGGAGAATATAATGCCAACTACAAAAGATTTACAAACTACATCAAAGAAGAAAAAGAGGGTTATCAAAAAGCAGCCTTTTCAGCATACAGAGAAAGGTCAATCGGTCTTGGAGCAATGGGTTTTCATGCCTACTTACAATCTAAAAATGTACCTTTTGAGGGTATGGAAGCAACAGGAATTAACTATAGACTGTTTAAACACATTAATAGTAAAGCTACTAAAGCAACTCAAGACTTGGCAGACATGCGTGGGTCATGCCCTGATGCAGGTTCTAGTAATGTTAGGAATGTGCATCTTATCGCTGTTGCTCCTAATGCCTCTTCTAGTATTATTTGTGGTGGGACATCTCCTTCGATTGAGCCATATCGTGCTAACATATATACACACAAAACTCTCTCAGGTACTTACCAAGTTAAAAATAGATATTTAGAAAAAACAATAAACAGAAAGAAACTTTCTAAAAAGAAGAGAGAAAAACTATGGAAAGAAATATCTGCTAATGAAGGCTCAATACAAAGTATAGATATTTTTACAGATAATGAAAAAGAAGTATTTAAAACAGCAAGTGAAATAAATCAGATATGGGTTATAGAACATGCTTATAAACGACAAGAGTTTATATGTCAGGCTCAGAGTGTAAATCTATTTTTTGATTTACCAAGTGCTACAGCTGACCAAGGTGTGCATAATGAATACATACAATACATAAATGATGTTCATTGGTATGGTATGCATAAGTTAAAATCATTGTATTACTTTAGGTCTAATGCTGCAAGGTCTACAGAAAATGTAAATATTAAAGTACCTCGTATTAAATTAGATGAGGTTGAATGTATAAGTTGTGAGGGATAATGGCAGCTAAGTGGAGTACAACAAATAGTCACACACCGGTTACAGGTGTCAGAGGTAAGAAAACAAGTCAAGGTAGAAGAAATTTAGCAACTTCTACCATGAATAAAAACTTTCGTAGAAGTTTTAAAAAATATAGAGGACAAGGATGAAAAATAAAATATTACAATTTATGTTTTGGATTGATGAGTGTTGGAAGTTAGTTATGGATAATAGATATAATCCATTAAAATACATTCCTGAACCATCTATTCAAGCCTATTTTACTTTAATATTATTTACAATATGGTCTTTCTTTTTTGGATTAGTAGCAACTTATTACTTAGGATGGTATGGATATAATAGCATATTATCTTTTGCAATACATTGCTCTGTCATAATACCTTTACTTTTTACAAGAGCAATCTTTTTAGATGCTGAACGAGATGGACATAGGTGGTATGTAGATTTAAAAAGTGATATAGAAAGAAAAAGGTTTTGGAATAAAATATCTAAACCTAACTACGAAAAAAGAGCTAAATGGAACTTAGATAAAGAAGCATGAACAATTTAAAATTTCCAACATTAATTATAATATTCTTAGTATCTATTATTTACTATGTGTCAACTAATCTTGAGTACAAGGGACATAGTAGAGTACATGGATGTTATGATGAGTGTTACACTAATTATATTAAAGAACATGGGTCTTTATTAGAACAACTAAAGGAAAAAAATGAACAAGCAGCAGCTGACCCTTACTCAAATATTCGAGGCTTATGGGGTGGTTGTGCTGCATGTCATGGACAAAATGGACAAGGAGTAGGAGCTTTTCCATCTTTAGTTGGTAAAAACGAGGCTTACATTATTGAAGCATTAACACAGTATAGGAACAAAGAAACCAGAGGAGGAATGAGTTCTACAATGTGGAGTCAAGCTAGTATCTTATCTGATACAGATATAAATACTTTAGCTGACTTTATAGAAAATGAATTAGAATAGTATGGATGATTTTAGAAACATAAGTATTGATGTATTAAAACAATACTTTACAGGACAGCTACATAAACATAGAATGAATGTAGAAAACTATCTGCAAAAAAGTGTAGGAGTAGGAGAGCATTCTGATATTATGGAAACTATGGAAAAAGAACTTGGATATATGGCAGATTACCATGACAAGCTTGAAGTTTTAAACACATATTTTATAGAGGAGGATGAATGAGTTTATTAACAACTAGAGAATACTACAAACCTTTTGAATATCCTTGGATGTTCGATTACTACTTTTTACAAAATCAAATGCATTGGATGCCTGAGTCTGTACCTTTACATACAGATGTAAAAGATTGGCAAGACTTATCAGACAATGAAAAAAATCTACTGACACAAATATTTAGATTATTCACACAGTCAGATGTAGATGTTGGAGCAGGGTATATAGATAAATATATGCCTATATTTAAAAAACCAGAAGCAAGAATGATGATGAGTTCTTTTGCTAATATGGAATCAATACATCAACATGCTTATTCTTTACTATTAGATACAGTTGGTATGCCTGATATTGAGTATAAAGCTTTTTCTGATTATGAAGAGATGGCTGATAAACATGATTATGTTGGTAACTTTAAACCTAAGAAAGCTAAAAGAGAAACTATTGCTAAAACTTTAGCAGTTTATTCTGCATTTACAGAAGGACTACAATTATTTAGTAGCTTTGCAATACTATTAAACTTTCCTAGATTTGGTAAGATGAAAGGTATGGGACAGATTGTAACATATTCTATTCGTGATGAGTCAATGCATGTTGAAGCCATGACTAAACTATTTAGAGAGTTTATTCAAGAGAACATAGAAATATGGACAGATGATTTTAAGAAAGAGCTTTACGACATCTGTAGACAAATGGTTGAACTTGAAGATAAGTTTTTAGATTTAGTATTTGAAATGGGCGACATTGAAGGACTTACTAAACAAGATATGTATAAATACAACAGATACATTGCAGACAGAAGATTATTACAGCTAGGATTAAAACCTAACTATAATCAAAAAGATAACCCTCTACCTTGGTTAGATGAAGTTATGGGTATAGAGCATCAAAACTTTTTTGAAGGCAGGGCAACTACTTACATGAAAGCAGGATTAAGAGGTAAACAAGATTTAGTAACTTTTTCTAATATTGAAAACAATGAGTAAGCAAAAGTTTGACAGTAAAGAATTACTAAATTCTAAAAGAATATTTAAGTCAGCAACACCTAAAGGAGATATATCTTGGTATATCAAATGGGCAGGTAGTATATTAATATTAGTTGCTATGTCCATGCGAGGAGTAGATGGTATGATTTATACTGACTTGTTATTATCTATAACAGGAGTTACTTCGTGGCTAGTTGTTGGCTTAATGTGGAAAGATAGAGCATTAATAATATTAAATGCTGTCGGTTTATCTTTACTAATAAACAATTTAATAAATCAAATTATATAAAATGGAAAATAATCAAGAAGCAAACATTCTATCTTATAAAATATTGTTTGACACCTCTGGAAAATTGGTTAGAGAAATATCAGGATTACCTTATGAGTATGCTGATAAAGTTTTTTCTGGACACGATTTAAAAGTTATTCAAACAATAATAAGAGAAGGTAGAACTAAAATTGATAAAATACATCATCAGATAGAAAATGAGATTAATGCTATAAAAAATTAATATTTTTTAAAAATTGACCTCATAGAATCGTGTGTAAGACATTCTTTTACTATTAGGAATAGTAGGAGTCGAATATCTTATGATTTTTGTTAGACAGCCTCTGAGAGCCTGAGATAAAGAATTGCCCTCTTTCGAGGGCTTTTGGATTAAGAAACCTTGATTTTGATAGGTTTTTTATCTTCAGGTATAATTTTTTCTAAAACTATAGAAAGTAATCCATTTTTTAGTGAAGCTTTATTAACAACAATATCTTCTGTTAAATTAAAACTTCTTCTAAATGAACGATTAGCTAGACCTTTATGGACAGCTATATCATTATCATCATTTTTCTTTTCATAAGAAATAGTCAATACCCTTTCTTTTAATTCAATATCAATATCTTTAGAAGACAAACCTGCCATTGCCATTTCTATTGTATATATTTCACCATCCCTATAAAGATTATAAGGTGGATAAGAACTATTAGATTCTCTATCTAAATTTTGTAACTTAGATAGCTCATTGAATAACGAATCAAACCCGATTAAGGATTTGCTAAAAGATGGATGTGTTAAATCCAAAAGAAATTTACTTGTCATATTTCACTCCTTATTAAGCAAGTTAAATTATGCAATATGCTTTTTGCCCTATTGCTCTTTTTATTATACTGTTATTTTACAAATTTGTCAAGCTGACAACGCAATTAGCATACCTACAAATACAAGGCATAAAAGTGTTATCTCAAGTTTTTCTCTGCAATCATCCATTATCTAAAGTGTGAAAAAAATATATAGTAAAATACAAGTATAAGTTTACCAATAAACCATCCTAGTAAAAAACAGAAAGATACTAAAAAGGCTAGTACAACCTTTTTAAAATCATCCATTATCTTCTTACTAGGCTACCACCAAAATACATTCCTATAATAGCTGATACTAGGTTTGTATCTAGTTGTGTTATTACTAAACCTTTAAAAGTTACCCACTTGAATACTTCTTCGTCACTGGTAAAGAACCAGAATCCGGGTCTGAACTCTGTATATCCTACAGTAACTGAAACTTCTGGGTAATATACTGCTACGAGTTTTGGGAAAACTACTATAGCAAAAACAGAAACTAAAGCTATGATTCTTCTTGTCCATTGAAAGCCTTGGCTCTTAACATTACGAGCTGCATCAATAGCCTTTAGTTGAAACTTGCCTCTAGTTATTAGAGCCATTTGTTCTTGTTGTTTAGCTTTTCTACTTTCTGACCATAGGCTAAGTACACTACTTAATAAAGTAGATGCTAACATTGTTATTATTTCAAAAGGGAATCCCATATTACTCCTCTGATTCTACAGTTATTGTTTCTTCTATTGTTTCTAATATATATCTTGGTATATGAACATCAAAAGTTTTTAAATAGTATTTACTTTCTTGATGCATTCCTGCTACTTTAAAATCTAAACAACCTTCAAAAAGTTGTCTATAGTTTTCTCTTGATAACCAAGGCTTATCGTTTAGTGTTCTTTTTTTACAATCGGAGTGCCAAGCTTGGTCAAGTTGTTTTTCAGTGTATAATATCATTTATTTGTTTTGTATCTTTTTTCAATATCATTTAAAGCCAACATTAAAGCTTCTTGTTTGTTTCCTTTAGCTTCACGCAGAAAAGTTATACCTTTTATATTATTTTGAATATCTTGAGCCGAGTCAAGAAATCGACCTTGTGTTAGTATTTGACCAACTTCCCTTGCATTTATAAGGGTAGTTCCTAAAACACTATCACCATATTTTATTCCTAAGTTATAATGTTTTAAAGCATTAAAAGCTTCATTACTTCCTTTAACATATCTAACTTTATCTTTATTTCCTGTGATATTTAATTTATATTCTTCTGGTAATCTTTGTTCACTTACTAATTTATTTAAACTATCAGCTGCATCAGCTTCAAAATTTCTTTGTTCTTGAGCATTCATAAACTGTTTAGTTAACTCATCAATAACACTTTTTGATTCATATTCACCACCATTAGCAAAGCCTATTCTTTCTTCAAGTAAATCTTCCATCTGTTGTTCGACTGGAGTTTTACCTTCATAGGTTAATCCTGTTCTAGGATTGATGGCTTCAGCTGGGTCTT